GATTTATTGGAATCCAAACAAATCTTTGGAAATGCTATCTTTAAGATAGTGCGGGGACATCCTTCCGGACATCCACTAACTGCACTCTTAAATACACTCTATAACGCAGGCCTAGTATATGTGGTTTTGTATCGTATTCTCGAAGAAATAGGTACCTTAGAGTCCTTTAGTATTCAGGAAGAACTATCACTGCATTATTCCGCCCTTTATTATGGAGATGACAACTGCATAGCATTTTCGCGTCAGTTGGCTGAAATTATTCCACCTTCAGCCTTGCCAAAGATGATGTCGGTCTTTGGACACAAATATACGACAGACACAAAAGATGGAAGCTCATTTGAGTATAAGACTCTTGCTGAGGTTAGCATTCTAAAACGTAGATTCTTACGAGATGAAACAAATTGGTATGCTCCCTTAGAGCTGGTGTCCATTATGGAGCCCCTTAATTGGGACAAAATAAGGCCCGGCAAAATTGAAATCAAAAGGCAACAATTGGCTTCAAATATGAGAATTGCAATACGCGAACTCAGCCTCCATCCTGGTTCAACATTCGAAGAATGGCGAACCAAAATCGTCAATACTGCGCAAGACGAAAGAATTGCTCTGACTCCCGACTGTTACTACGAGCAGCGCACACTGCGTGACAGTTTAAAACGAGATGCAGACATACCTTTTATGTATGCGGATACTGGCGAAATCATACGGTCGTTGTTTCTTGACAGCTCCTCCACAGTGGAGGACTCCGTCAGCACCGACTATGAGGATGATATTACATCTTCCGAAAACATGCGGGATACGTATTCACGTATGGAAGATACCGCGATGGCAGCCCCATCAAAATTTTCCACCCAAAAATTGTCTACGGTTTCGTCCGACCCAAGACACTTATTCAAGGACTAGCACAACAATAAATTCAATCACATCCCAAAACTCAATGTCGAACACTGCTACAGCAATGAATGCAACCCTGGCCCCTGTTGGTGATATTCCTTTTGTTGATGAAGCAAAAGATATTAATCCTTCTGGATCTGAAATAATCACCTTTTCTACCGAACAGGTGCCAGATGTTGAATCCATTCCTGAACCCATGGACCTGAATTCGTCTACCTTAGACATAATTCAGGAAACTCGCGATCACACTATAAAAGACATACTATGTAGAGAGTATGCAATCGCTGATGGCATAATTCCAACTGGTGGAAATGCTAACACCATTCTTTTCCGGACTCAACCCCTGAACGCTTTACTACAGCAATCGAATGTTTTGGAAAAAATATCTCGTTTTGCGATCATGCGCTCAGATCTTGAGCTTCGGGTCGAATTTACAGCTCCGCCAACAATACAGGGTGCCTGTATGGTCACACTTTATCCAGACCTGCATCCTGTTGCCATTAACGATCGACTTCGCAATCGTTTGCAGCGCTCACAGGCCCCGAGACAGGAAATTGTTTTGAGTACGGTCAAGTCACTATACATGCGTATACCATGGATTTCCGCCTTCTATGGAAGAAATCTGTTGACTGGCACTGGCAATATTGGAG